TTGGCGTGGACGCCGTAGAAGACATCACGGACCTCGTGGACCGTCGTTGTAACCTCGCCTGACAGGATGCCCTCGGTGGACGCCGTCGCCTCGTGCTGCCGCCGCTCCGGAGGCGGGAACTCGTAGCCGCAGTCCGGACACACGGCGTAACCGGCGGCGATCAGGCTCTGGCACTCAGGGCACTGCTTCGCCGGAGCCTCGCCGTTTCCACGATGGTTGACGGTCTGGATCCGGATAGCGTCGACAGGTCCGTGCCGCAGCACGTTGCCCCCGAAGTCCAAGACAAGGCAGTTCTCCTTGCCCTCGTTGAGGCGGAAGCCGCGCCCCACCATCTGGTAGTAAAGCCCAGGCGACAGCGTCGGCCGTACCATGGCCACGCAGTCGATGTTCGGCGCGTCGAACCCCATGGTCAGCACGTTGACGTTGACCAGGTACTTGTTCCTGCCGGCCTTGAACTCGACCAGAACCCGATCGCGCTCGTCGGTCGCAGTCTCGCCAAAGACGGTTGCCACCGGCTCGCTCGCCATCCGGCGCAAGACCGCGGCGACGTGCTCGCCATGGTGGACGCCAGTGGTGAACACGAGGACCGAGTGCCGACCCTGGGTCTGCTCGACGATCTCGCGGCAGGCCGACTCGACGAGCTCGTCGGTGTCCATGAGGTCTTCGATCTCGCCGGCGACAAACTCGCCCGCGCGCACGTGCAGACCCGACGTGTCCAGTGGTTGGGCGCACCCCTTGGTGATCAACGGGCAGAGGTAGCCCTGGACGATCAGTTCTTTCACGCCGATCTCGTAACAGACCTCGTTCAGGACGTTTCCAGGCGCGCAGATCATCCCGCTCTTCATCCGAAACGGCGTCGCCGTCAGCCCGATCACCCGCAGCTTCGGGTTCACCTTCCTGGCGTCCTCCAGGAAGGTCCGGTACATCCCTTCGCCGTCCGGAGGAAGCATGTGCGCCTCATCGATGATCACCAAGTCGAAGGAGTCGAGCTCGCAGGCTCGCCTGTAGACCGACTGGATACCGGCGATGATGATCGGGTGATCGGTGTCCCGGCTCTTCAGGCCCACCGAGTAGATCCCGGTCTTCATCCACATGTCTGGAGCCAACAGGTGGAGCTTCTCGCGAGCCTGCCCCAGCAGTTCCTTCACGTGGGCCAGGATCAGGACGCGCCCGTTCCAGAGGGCCACCGCGTCACGGCAGATCGTCGCCAGAACCAACGTCTTCCCCGATCCGGTCGGTAACACACAGACCGGATTATCGACTCGCTCCTGCAGATGGCGATAGATCGCAGCTACCGCCTCCTGTTGGTAGGGCCTGAGCTCAAGCATTCCCGAGTTCCTCCAAGCGCACCAGGGTGCGACCGCCGCGGACGCATCCACACATCTCGATGTTCAGCTTCTTGATCTGGCTGTCGTCGGCGTACAAGCCGCCGTGCTGGAGTGCATCGAGCAAGCTCTTTTGTAGATTGTCGATGTCGCGCCGCTGTCGATCCGGCGGGTAGACTTCGATCTCCATGTGCAGCGGCCCTACCAAACCGCCGACCCCGAGACCGGCGAGGATGGCGCAGACACGCTCCCGGAATCTACGCCCCTCGCGGCTGATGAGCGTCCGCGGGCCGACGCGTCGGTAGTAGTGGTTTACCGACGGGGGGAATGGGAGCTCGACCTCGATCATCGGCGGGCCCAGGGCGGCGTGTTGGAGGCCTCCTGCTGGGGCACGCCGGCGGCGGCGTCCTTGCGGGCGTAGCCACGGACCTCGTTAGTGATGTCCCCCGTATCTTCCCGCTTCTTGCACTTCACGGTGATCTGCAAGGGCAGATTGTGCAGTTCGAGCGAGTCCTTGGGCTGCAGCACGCCGACCGCGCGGCAGATCGCCGACAGTTCGCCCTGGGCGATCTGGACGGCCTGGCGGTTCGGGTTGTCCAGGTTGAGCCGGGACCACAGCAGCCGGTTCTTGAACGGGCCGTCGATCACCTGGAATGTCAGCTCGAGGTAGTGGCCACTGCCGTTCTTGGTTGGCTTCATCTGCGACTCGGTGATGGCCGCGAGGTACTTGCCTGCCGGCAGCGGCTCGAAATCGGTCGCGGGGTCGACGTTGTTAGCATCGAAGCCATTGAGGTTCGCCATGGCTACTTCGCTCCTTTGCTCTTGCCGCCCTGGGGCGCGCTGACGGGTTCGGGATGGACGTGCTGGGCGTAGGCGTTCCAGTTCAGCGGCATCTCTTCGGGGAGACTCAGGCGGTTCTTAGCCACGTGGGCGGGGCGCTCGGCCGTACGCAGGACGCGCTCACCTGTGCCGATGCCCTGATTGCGCTTGCGGTCGAAGCCCTCGTCGGTCTGCTTGGTGAAGACCTTGAACGTGGCAAACAGGACCTCGTCGGCCCACTCCTGAAGTACCTGAGAAGCCAGGCGATGCAGGCGCGGCACGTAGCGGTCGTAGCTATCGGTCTCGGGGTTCTCGTAGCGTTCGATGCGGGCGTGAGCGATCAGGATCGTCGTCATGCCTTTGTCGCTGCGCAGGGCCGACAGTCCCTCGATGAACGCGCGCCACTGCGTCATGGCGAACACGTAGCCCTTGGCGTAGCCGATCTCCTCGATGCTCTCGACGCTACGCTTGCGGCAGACGTCGGCCCAGATAAGCCGCTCCAGCCAGTCCAGGGAATCCACCACGACGGTTCGATAGGAGTGCTCGTCGGTGTAGAGCTCCGACAGGGCCTGCATGGCCTGATCGAACGTGGTTGTCAGCGGGAACTTGGCACAGTTGATCTCACCCAGGCCGTCCTCGGTCTGGATGAACACGGGCTTCGGCGCGCACGAGGCGAAGGTCGACTTGCCGATGCCGTGGGTGCCGTAGAGCATTACCCGCCTCGGAGCCGGGCTTCGGCCGCTGGAGACTTGCTGCAGAAGTTTCACGGTCGCATCTCCTTTCGATTGAAATTGTTGGAGAAGCGGGCGGACTCAGGGAGTCCCGACGCACTTGGGCGACAGCGCGTCACGCCATTCCGCCCGCTTCCGCCTTCGTCAGATCCAGTCGAGGTCGCGGATGTCCTCGTAGCCAGTGAGCCACTCGTCGCGTTCTCGGCATTTCTTCAGGCGCACAATGCCTTCTTCATTTTCCTTCTGTGCGTGCCCGAGAACCTCCTCACTGAGCCGCCAGACGCCACAGCGCAGCGGTTCGCGCTTCTCCACGGCGATCATGTAGACAGGCAGGTTCGTGTCGGTGAGCGTCGCGGCCAGGGACCGGTAGAAGGCCAGCTGGTAGGCATAGCCATAGTTCCGCGCGTCGGACTGGAACCAGTCGAGGTTGTCGCAGGTCTTCAGATCGACGATGCCGCGTATGGGGTTCAGCCAGTCCAGGCGAGCCTGGCACGGCAGGCCGCAGTACTCGGCGCGGATCACGCCCTCAGCAATGCCGTCTGCCAGCAAAGCCGGGGCATGTTTGTGGGCTCGTACCGACGCATTGAGGCTCTCGATCAGAACTGTGTCGTCGTCATCGAGCACGGGCTTCCCCTGCGCATCCGCCCAGTCCTGGAAGGCCTTGGTGCGACTGCCGAACGGCTGACCGGTCTTCGGGTTGATCGGCCCGCCGAATGCGTAGGTCCGCTCGTACGCCTCACGGCCCTCGAGGATCAGGACATGCGCGGCGCGTCCTACGACGTACGCGGGCCGATCCTGATCCTGCACCAGCCCGAGTTCCTTCTTGTGGAAGAGCAGCGGATTGTGCCGGAACTCGGCCAGCATGTGGCTGGACAGGTACTTGCCGGCCTGGGCGTGGTAGACATCAGCCGGTTCGCGGATCAGATCCTGGACGCTCCAAGAACGTCGTTTGAACACTTCAGGCAGTTTCATGAGTTGTGATCCTCCGTTTCCGTCTTGGGCATGCGCTCGATGCGGCTGACCGAGAAGGCCCCCTCCCCGAACTCGCGGATGGCAAAGCCCGTGAAGATGCGGCTGATGTCCTGGCCGACGACCGTGTCGGCGTCGATCACGCATGCGTGCTTCTCGGCGTCGAAGCAGTACTTCGCATCGAGCCTCACCCGCGACTTGCCGTGCAGGCCCTCGACCGCCATCACGGCCAAGAGCAGGGTGCTCTCAATCTCGTCTGCCGGCGCCGTGGTCTCGAACTCGTAGCGGTGGATTTCTCGGTTCATTGTTCACCCTCTCCTGTGATCCTGGGCAGTTCGCCCTGTGTAGGTTACTTACCCTGTCTCTTGCCGGAGTGTCGGGAGTCGCCGAGGTATACCCGCAGTCCCTTGTCTTCGAAGATCTTCCGTAGGCGGGCGATGCCCTGTTCGTAGAGCGTGCTGCGCGGTACGCCGAGTTCGCGGGCGATTTCGGCTACGGTTCTGGTCTGCAGGCGGTGGGCGAGGTCACGCAGATCTTCGGGCAGTTCGTCCAACACCAACGAGAGGTCGAGCCTGAGGTCGAGGCGCTCAGCCTCAGGGCGGTCGTGGCGTCCGATTTCTCCGTCGTAGGCGTCCTGGCTGAGGACCTCGTCGAGCCCGCGCGGCTGGCCGTCCTGGTCCTCGACCTGCGCATCCAGCGGGTAGACTTTATGTCGGTAGTCCCGCTTCATTTGGCGCTGGTGGCGAATAAGGGTGGAGACCTTGCGGTCGACGATGCGGGCCACGAAGGTACTGAGGCCTGCCCTGGTGGGGTCGTAGTTCGTGAGGCGCCGCAACAGATCCAGCATCATGTCCTGCTGCAGGTCGTCGTAGTCGTCTCGGGTGAATCCGTACTTGTTGATCAGCTGCCGGGCTTTGTGCTGAATGACTTCACGGGCGTATCTGTCGAGGATGCGCTGCTTCGCGGTTTCCATCGAAACCTCTCCCGTGGCCGCGGAGAGGCGCGAAGGTGTCGCACGAAGCAGCGTATAGATCGGCGCGGTGGAAGCGCACGTGGTTCGCCGTTACGGCGACACCCACATGCACCTCCACTTTTGGCTGGATGAATGTCTGGTGACGATCAGTCAGGGAAAAGAGCGGGGCGGCCGGCCCCATGCCTCAGACGTTGGTATCCTCCACTCGCATCAGGTTGGGCAGGCCGTCCCTGACTTCCAGTATGAGGATTGTCGCGTTGCCCAGGGAGGAGAGCGTGGCCATGAGTTCCTGGACGTTTGATTTCAGGGCGAAGTCGGTCAGCCCAGCCTCATTACGGCTGCCGTTGCTCGCGCCGAATTTCATGTCCCGGACGATCCGGGGCCGCGGCTTGAGCACGGGCAGTCCGTCCCGGACAATGAGCCCTTCGATGGTGCCGAAATTGATTTTCTGCATCAAATCGACGAGTTGAGCCTGTCTGGCTGGAAGCTGAGACTTGGTTGATGGGCGCATCGTGTAACCTCGCGGTTGGGGAAGTAGGCCTGCGCATCGTGCATGGCCTTTACCCTCCGGAGGAATTTCAGCAAAAGTGGTGGGATTTTTTGCGGGATCTGATATCGTGTTTAATTACTTTAGGTTACAATAATAAATTTCGACGTTGCAGTTGCAGGAAAGGTGAACAAGTGAAATTATTTTCGTTTGTACTTCATAACATCATCGAGGTTGTTGGCTGCATCCCAAAGGACCGTCAGTTCCTTGTCGCTCCCATCTAAAAGAGCACGGTTTACAGACGATCTCGACAAGTTCAGTTGTCTCGCTAGTAATCGCTGTGTCGGCCGGGGAAGGAGCATCGGAACCTTGTCGGTCTTTTTATGGTTATCGGCATGATCTCTGGCACTGATCATATGCTCGCGCATTGCCATTTTTAGTAATTCCATGGCAGCAGTACGCGACGCCCGTTTCATCGTGGGCTTCTTCTTATAAGAACGTGGAGCAAAGAGTTGATCTGCTACGCCTGTGCGGTCATCAAGGAGAACCTGCGGAGGAACTTTGATATTGGATTTCGATTCGTCTGGGTGAAGGCGTCTCTCGTAGAACTTGAATGCATCTCCTGTCAGATCGAACTGTCCCCCCCTTTTCATACGGCGGATTCGGATATAGCCAACGTCGTTAAGGGCCTCCAGATCGCCAATTGATACCCGGTACTCTGGATCGGGCAACCAACCAGGATGCATGATCAATGCAAGATCCACACCTCTTGTATCGTCCGGATGGAATAAGAACGGCGATCGCTTTGTCTTGGCTTTGTTGAAAGCGTCAACGAGTTTACACAACAGATCTTCTTGCTCTGGCAACAGGGATGGTTTGGACATCCGCGTCTCCTCTTCTCCGATTCCGAAGACGGGCTGCCACATTGTCTATCGAGGATTTTATGAAGTCCAGCCACTAAATCCGCCTCCACATTGCGGCGCATGAAGCCTTGAGATCAGTTGTCGTAACTTAAATTGCCTAAAGAGAATATGGGGAGCCGAGTCGGGGTTGCAGTAGCGTGGCCACCCCTGAAATGCACAGTCGCTGGCTCAGACTAGCAATGTGGTGCAAAGAGTTACGACAGATCCCTAGCCTGTTCAATGGGGATGCGTTTTCTCCACATCACTCTCTGCTTCCGCCAGTCAGGAACGGCCGCAATGGAACGGACCATCTTCTCCTGGATTGGATTACGGCCCCTATCCGATCTGGGCAGGAACAGGATCTCCTCCTGGATGTCCGGTGCCAGCAGAACCAAGCTCATGATCTGGGTCATCCGGGCGCGGGTCACCAGCGCGAGGCGGGCCAGCTCTGCGTAGTCAGTGACCTCGCCTCGTCGACAGAGGTCATCCATATGGAGTGCCAGAGCGAGCAGCCTTGAGACCCGCGGGACGCTGCCGAGTGTGGGAGACGATTCCTCAACACCCTCATAAAGCTCCTTTCGCCCGCGCTTCATGCTCCGGAAGTGGACTTCCTTCGTGATCTTCAGCGGCCGTGTCATGCAGTCTCCTCCACGTATTCGCGCGACAGCATCTCGATTCCCGTCGGATGGAAGGTCACCGAAACCGTGCTTTTGTCACCGTCGTAGTCCACACGCTGGATCAAGAGGCGCAGCACCCGCCCCTGCTCGCGCAGCGTGAGTGTTTCCCAAACGGGGTCGAAGGCGGCCATGGCTCGGGCGGCCTCTTTCTCGTCGATCAGGTCACGCCCCAAGGTGGCCGACTCCTCCCGGATTTCAGCCAGGCGCTGCTCCACGCCACGAATGCGATCCAACAGGTCAGCCATGCGATCGGTGGCCGTACCGCCAGACCCGACCGAACCCGCCAGGTCGCGCATCTGGGCGTTGTGGCGCCCCAGTTCGCGCATCAGACCCGACTTCTCAGCCTCGAGTTCCTTGATCCGCGCCTTGGCCTCAGCCCGAGCTGCGCCCAACGTCTCGGCCAGGAGCGTTGGATCGCTCCCGATGCCGCGTACTTGGTCGACCACGAACTTCTCGATCTCGCCGGCGGGGATCGACTTCGATGGGCAGTTGTGCCAGCCGCGCTTCTGGGCATTGGCGCAGACGTAGTACCGGTAGCGCCGATCCTTCTTGGTGGCGTGGGTCGGCACCATGGCGCAGTTGCACGGTACGCAGTTGATCAGCCCCTTGAGGATCGCACCGAACTGGTTGCGGACGTACTTGCCGCCGGTGGCCCCGTTGCGTTTGAGAATCCGCCTGACGCGGCGGAACGTCTCGTCGTCCACGATCGCCGGTTGCTCCCCGTCGTGAATCTCGTCCTTGTAGGTTAGCCGGCCGGTGTAGAGGACGTTGGTCAACATGCTGTAGAGGCTGTGCTTGTTGAAGGGCGAGCCGCCGGACTCACGCCCCTTCTTGTTCGTCCACTGCTTGTTGGTCCACCCCCGCGCATCGAGTTCCGCGATCGTGGCGATGAGCGACTCGCGATCCAGGTATAGCTCGTAGATGGCCCGTACGCGGGTGGCCTCAGCCTCGTTGACCAGCAGCCGGCCGCCCTGGGGATCGACGTCGAAACCGAGGATCGGCCGCCCACCGGACCACTTCCCCTTGCGACGGGCGGCTGCGATCTTGTCGCGTGTGCGCTCGGAGATGATCTCCCGCTCGAATTGTGCGAACGAGAGCAGGATGTTCAAGGTCAGTCGGCCCATCGAGCTCGTCGTGTTGAACTGCTGGGTCACTGACACGAAGGAGACGCCGCGCTTGTCGAGGGCCTCCATGATTCGGGTGAAGTCCAGCAGACTTCGCGACAACCGGTCGACCTTGTAGACCACGATGCAGTCGATCCGCCCGGCCTCGACGTCGGCCATCAGACGCTTGAACGCTGGGCGTTCCGTGTTGCCGCCAGTGTAGCCACCGTCATCGTACCGCTCGGGCAGGCAGACCCACCCCTCGCTCTTCTGGCTGGCAATGAAGGCCTCGCCGGCCTCGCGCTGGGCGTCGAGGCTGTTGAATTCTTGTTCGAGCCCTTCCTCGGTGCTCTTGCGGGTATAGATGGCGCAGCGGACCGCCGGGGCGTCCGTCTTCCTACCTGCCATCAGCGCACCCCTTTTCGACCAAATTGAAGAAGCCGAACCCGTTCCAGTGGGTGCCCGTGACCTTCTTGGCCACTGCGCTCAAGGTC